TATCCTCGGCGATGTCGAACGTCGCCAGATTGGCGGTCGTGTAGGCCGTGCCGGAGTTGGTGCTGGTGAAGTTGCCCGTGTTGAAGATCTGGCCGGCCACGCGGAGTTCGTGGGCGAGCAGGAGCTTGCGGCGGGACAGCTTGGCGGCGACAACCTCAGCGTCGAAGAAACGCGAGATGTCGGCGGCGATCACGTCGTCGACGGCCTCTTCGTAACCGTACTCAAGCGCGGTGTACGTCTCCTGGGTGAAGGAGCGCGTGCCACGCGGGAAGGTGGAGTACGGGTCACGCACCTTGACGTCCGACTTGAGCAGTTGGCCCTCCTTCAGCTTAAAGGCGGGGTACTGACCAGCGAGGACGGGGACGTTGAGGATCGGCATCACGCGCGTGCCAATCAGACCAGTCTCCCAGTCTTTGGCTTGCTCGAGGACGCCGGCGATGTCCCCACGATAGACAGCAGCGGAATTAGTGTACATTGTAGAAGATCCTTTCTTTAGAGGTTAGAGGTTCTTCGGGATGAACTCGATCACCGCGGAGCCGTTGCCGCTGGCCTGAGTCGAGAGACTCTTGCCGACGGTGACGGTGCCGGTGGTGGAGACGAGGCCCGAGGCGGCGAGGTAGAGGTTGTCGCCAACGGTGACAGGAGTACCGGTGACGGTCGCCTTCAAGGTGCCGGCGGAATGGAGGAAGCGGACGGTGACGTAATCGCCGGAGGCCGCATCGATCTGCGCGATGCCGTCGCACGCGGTCGACGTCGAGAGGCCGACGCCGCGGTTATTGGAAATCACGACGCCCTGGAAGGCGGTGATGGTCGCATTAGCGAGGAACGTACCGTTCCCCAGATATTGGGTAGCCATTGTAGTAGGTTACTGGTTAGAGTTTCACGACCTCGCCAGCAGCGACGCGGGAGCGGTACTGCTGGTATTCGGCCGCGTGATTCTTGATGGCGAACGCAATCGCGTCGCCCTTGTTGCCCTTGAGCTCGGAGGTCTTCGCGGCCACGATAGCCTCGAAGCTCTTCGCCTCGCTCTTGGCGGCGGGAGCCGCAACCTCAGCGGAAGCCGCGGGAGCCGCGGGCGCGCCGATGGTCTTGGCGAACTCCTTCAGCGCAGCCTCGGCGGCCTGCTTGGCAGCCAGCTGCACCTCGTCGTGCTTGGCGGACATCGCAGCCGGCTTGTCTTCGGGCTTAGGCATACCGGCCTCCAGCTTGGAGAGCCGCTCGCCCATCGCCATCATCGCGGATTCAATCATTCCCGCGATTTCCTTTTTCACGTCATCATTCATCGCAATTTTGTTTTTGGTTTTCGCCTCCTCGGGCGTGGTGCCCGACTCGGTCTGAAAGGATTTCATCCGGCGCTCGAAGAGCCCCTCGGCGTTGGCGGCTGGCTCGCTTACGAGATCGACGGAGTAAATCTCCGAGCAGCGCTGGAGCATCGTCTTCTTGTCGCCCGACATCTCGACGGGACCGGAGAACGCAATCGACAGCCCGAAGGTGTCGGGGATCTTCTCCGCGATCTCTAGCACGTACCCGCGATGCGGCGAGTTCTTGAGCAAGTTCAGATCGCCTAGGAGCTTTTTGCCCTCGATCCGCAGCCCGTCGACGTAGCCGATGATGTCGCCGGCGCCCGAGTTGTGGTCGAGCTTAACCTTGAGCCCGCCTTCGTATTGCTCCGCCGCGGCCTTGACTTGCTGGAGCGTGCGCGCGTCAACCATCACGCCGTGGCCCAGCGCCGGCCCTTCCGAGATCAGCGAGACGCCGCGAATCACGCCTGCTTCGGCGTCGATCTTCCCGGCAGCTACGGCAAAAGTAATGGTGGGCGCGGCCATTGTAAAAGCCGCCGCCGTCAAATCATCCTTTGCTTTTAACGTCTAAAGTAGCGCGGCGCTTGTATGCAGTAACGCGCACGACCTTCTTCGTAATCTCATCCCACACCGGGAATTGCGCGACCTCGACGGTCTTCGCGCGGATCGCTGGCCCGAGAAGCACGCGCACGTTGTCGACGCTGCACTCCAGCTGCTCGGCCACTTTGTCGCGCGAGTCCCAGCCGGCAGGCAGCACGTAGGTCTTGCGGTTCTGCGCTTCGACTAGGGATTTCCAGTTCACAGCTTGAGGAGCGCCGCGAAGTGCGACTCGCCCTCGATGATGGGGATGTTGAGGTGCAGGAACGCGCCGCTTGTCGCGACCAGCTGGACAGCATACCCGTGCGACCAATCGGTCGGCGCCGTGTGCTGCCAGAGAGGCTGAAGCTGGCAGAGACATCCAGGGTTCCACGCGCCGACGATGCCGGTCGCGATGCGCCGCACGATGTTCGATTGCGCGCGGTGCGTGTGGCCGAAGACGCAGTTGCCTGCGATCTTGTCGACCGTGGCGCCAACCGCGTTCTTGGCCGTCGAGACGCCGTGGAAGAAGAAGCACTTCCCGCGCTTGATGACGCCGGGGACCGGAAGCCCGTCGTAGAACTCGCCCTGGCGGTAGTACGCGATCTCGCGCTCCTTGAGCTTCAGCCGGAACTCGGGAGCCAGCAGCCGGCGAAGCCCCTCCGCGTCCTTCTTGTGGCGCAGCACTTGCGTCACGCACCACGTCTCGACGCGCCGTTCGTGGTTGCCCTCAAGGTACTCGATCTTGGCGCGAGGCGCCGCGGCCCGCAGCTGGTCGAGGAAAAGCGCGGAGGCGGCGAGATCCTCCTCGTAAGTGTAATCAGTCTCGGCGACGTAGCCCATTACGTGGTGCTGCGCGAGAAAGCCTCCGCAATCTACGTGATCGCCAAGGAGGATGATTTCCTGCGGGTCCAGCGCTCGAATGTCGGCCAGCATCGCGGCGATGGCCTTGGGATCCACGAGCGAGCCGTGCGTGTCGGGGATGACGACGCGGACGATGTCGGAGCCGGTGCGCTTACGCGGCGAGACGGACGGCGCCGGCTTGGCCTTGCGCGCCTTGGTCGCGTTTTCAAGCGCGGCCCGCGCAACGTCGAGCTCTTTTCGCAGGCCCGCGATCTCGGCCTCGTAGAGCTTGCGGGACTCGTCCCGCTGAACTGCGGACCAGTCAGTCACGCCGCCCCTCCTGCGCGTCGGCCGTTGCGGCGTCTTCGGCGCGCGCCTTCTTTATCTCGCGATGCCAGCGCCAAAAGATGAACGCCAGCGAGGCAATGCCGGTAACGATACCGAGCAGCGAGTTGATCTGGCCCGCGGTCACGGTGGCGACCGGCGGAGTGATAGCGGCGACGAAGTCGGCTGGCTTGATCATTTGAGCTTGGCGCGGTAGGCGGCGCGATCACCGAACCACCAGCCGACGCAGTTGAACGCGGCGAACGTGACCTGTTCGGTCATCGACGCGCGGGAAGGCTCGGCTGCGTAAAACCAGATCACGGTCGCGATCAGCACGAGCGAGATGGTGAGAAACGGACGGAACAGCGTCACGACGTCCGCGACCCAAGCGTGGACGTTGGCCGGCACCACGCCCGCCTGCTGGCTCGCCTCAAACGCTTTCCACGCGGCCTCGTCCTGGCGGATCGACGCGAGTACCTTCGCCTCTTCCAACTTCCTCCCGTGCTCTCGGCCGGCTCGGAACTCCTCGAAGAAGCCGTTGCCGATGCGGAGGATGACGCCGAGTGCGCCACCACCGAGAGCACTTGAGAGGAAGTCGAGCATTTACGCAGAAGGCTTCACTTTAATCTCGGCCGCCAAAAGCCTTAGTTGGTCGCAAGCGTCTTGACCACCCCGTTGCTGAAAATTACCTTTAGATCTCCATCCGTATCGACATACAGCCTCGCTTCTCCAGATGCCGATAATACTGGGCCGTAGTTTGCAATTCCCACATACGTGTCCGCTTTCAGTTCGGATTGCACGGCCCTGATTCCACCTTCAATAACAGCACCACCATAGCCATAAATGCCGCCATAAACTTCAATAAAATCGTTCGTAGTTAAACGATAAATTTCTATTGCGGTAGTTCCAGATGACCAGATTGCGGTGCCTGCATTGCTAATTAAGAATCTTCCCTCTTTGTCATTCTGATCGGGCAGCAGCGCGTTAAGCGCCGCGACGCGCGTCGTCTGGCCCGTGCCGCCTTGGTTGATCTGCGCCACGCCGGCGAGCGAGCCGAAGTCGCCCACGCCTCCCGCGCCGCCACCGCCACGGCTGGCGAGCGTCTGCCATTGATTGGAGTTCTTGCTCGGCTTCTCGGTCACGCCATCGACGGCGGCGATGTAGCTCGAGCCCAGCCACGAGACGACGTCCAAGCGGTTGTAGACCTCGCCATCGATGAACGTGCCGCGGGGATTCAGAGAGGCGCCCGCCGCGCCGGCCGGCCCAGGGATTAGCTGGAGCTTCTTCGCCTCCTCCTTTGCCGCGAACTCGACCCGCTCCAGCTGCTGGCCGAACTGGGTCACGAGCGATCCCAGCTGCGATTGCAGCGCCACGATCTCGGAGCGAAGCGCCTCCGCGTCAGCGCCCGCCTTGGCCGCGTTCGTCTCGTCGGCCTTCTTGAGCTCAAGCGCGATCACGCCCACTTGCTCGTCGACCGCCTTACGCATCTCCTCCACGCGAGCGGAGAGCGCGCCAAGATTGTTATCGAGGACGTGGAATTGCAGCGCCTTGATGCCGGACAGCGCCGCGGAGAGCGCGTTGGTCGCGGCCTCGAGCGGCTTCGCGTGCGTCGAGAACTCGCCCTCCAGCTTCTCGGTGCGCGTCTTCACCTCGCCGAGCGTCTCGGCAAGCAGGATCAGTTCGTCGGAGTAGATGCTTTCCAGTTGGCTGCTCATTGGGAGAGTTTCTTTTCGATGGCGGCGATGCGAGCCTCTAGTGCGGCGGCGTCAAGAGAGCGCAAACCGTCAAGGCTTGCGGCAAGCGCCTTGTCGGCGGCGTTGAGCGAGATGGATTGCGTCGCGAACTGCTGCTCCATCCGGTCGAGCCGCGCGATCAGGTCGCCGGCCATTTGCGCGAGTGCGAGGAGTTGGTCGGTCGTCTTCACGTTAATCTTTCGGGGAGCGAGGACGCGAACCGGAATTGCCCCCCTGCGTGGGGGTCGTCACAACCACACTCGCCACGACATTCTTCGGCGCCACCACCGGCACGACAACGTTGATCGTGAGCGCGTTTGATTCGGCATTTCCGGCCGAGTTGGTGGCGCGAGCCCGATAGGTGCCGGAGTCCGTGGTAGCGGCCGATGCGACGGTGTAGCTGGCATTGGTAGCCCCGGCGATCGCCACGCCGTTTTTGAGCCATTGCCAAGTGAATGGCGTCGTGCCCTCAGCCGTTGCCGAGAACGCCATCTGTTGGCCGGTGTTGACGGTCAGCGTGTCGCCAGTCTGGGCGAACGCGGTAGCAACTAGCAGGAGCGAGGCGAGGATGCGTTTCATTAGGTGAGATAAGGGTCCGGCGCGAGGATGACGGCGGGATCGAGGCCAAGCTGCTGGCACATCGCGATGATGGTCGGGTTGGTGTTCCAGAACCAAGCGAAGTTGTCCCAGAGATAAGCCTCATCCTCGGGCAGGCCGTTCGTCAGGGTGATGAGGTCGTTGAGCTTCCCGGCCGCCAGCACCCGGCTAACGATGGTGTCCTTGCTGACGCGGTACGGCTGCGGGGGCGGGGGAGGCGGTGGCTGCGGTTGCGGCACCATCAGTACCCAGCCATCGACCTTGGGATTCCCAGCGGCAACGCAGGCGTTGAACCAAGCGTCGTCGAACTGGCGTTCCTCTCCGGTGGTTGTGTTGATGTACCAGCTCATTTGTTAGTAGACGCGGGGATGCGGGGCAACTGGAACCGATCCGAAATTTGTGATCGCCACTCCGCCGCGAATGTCAGTCAAATCGCGGACAAGTGGCGCATAGAATGAAAGGGAGGAAGGCCTCACTAAGTTGCATTGCATACCTTTAGCAAGCGATGTTACTTCTCCCAAGGTCAAATCAGTAGTCCAAACGCCTACCTCCGCTAAATCCCCATCGAAGTTAGTGTTTCCTGCGGCCGTTCCAATCCAGAATTGGTTGGCTGCTGAAAATGTTTGATTAGCGGTATTCGTCGCGCTGTTGGCGGCGTCCATGTAGATGGTGCGCGAAGTAGTGGAAGTGAACACCGCACAAGCGTGATGCCACTTTCCGACTGTGTAATTTGCAGTTGCCGCGAAATCAGCGATTGTGCCAAGAGATGTGTAGCCCCTGAGTGCTGTCGTAAAATAGGTTCCGACGATAGCTCCAGTAACTCCGTCTCGGATAAAAACTCCGTTTTTAGTGGCCGTGGAATCCTTGTTGAACCAATATGCTATGGTGCAAGGAAACGAGGACGCAGGAGCAACTGATGTCCTCAAGTACTGATTATTAGTTCCGTCTAAACTGTAGGACATTAGGTCGCGCTCCTTACCTCAACTGCAACAAGCTCCGCATCGCCAGTCATCGTGTCGTTGGTCGTGTCGCTGGAGTCACGATAGAGCTTTAGCGCGTAGGGCACGCCAGCCGTGATCGAGTCAATCGTCGTGATGGAGACTTCGGTAACTGCCAGTTTTCCGCTCGTTGCATCCGCCGTCGTGCTGACCTCAACCGCCGTGTCGAAGGCGTAGGAGTCGATGTCTTGGTCTGAGAGATCGGCGAACTGCGCGCCCCAGCGGCAAAGCCCGCTCGTCGCGCTAGTCGCCATCCAATGCACGCGCACCTTCAGTCCAGATCCGAGCGCCGCGGCCTCCGGCATCACTCCGACGAAGATGCTTGATTCATTCGACGCGCCATCGTCGAAGTCCAGCACGGCAACGCTGTTCCGCGTGTCGAGCGTGGCGAACGTAGTGGCCGGCGGTTGATTCTGTAGCGGAGTGAAGAAGGCGTAAGTCTTAGTCCCGCCTCCGCTCGCACTTACCGAAGACCAGGTCGGTGCCGCGCCGGCGCCCTGCGTCTTTAGATAGTTTCCCGATGTTCCAGCCGGCAGACGCGCCCACGAGGTCGAGTCGCGATAGAGGATGTCGCCGTAGGTCGCCGAGCCAACGAGGTCGAGCACCTGCGTAAACGTTGCGTCCTCGGGATCGCCCGTGCTGGCCGTGACGCGCGCTTTTATGGTGCTCTGCACCATATTTGCCAGCTTCGCGTTCGAGACCGCATCGTTGGCGATCGTGGTCGCGTTGCTGTTCTGCGAGGCCGTGACGTCGCCCGTCAGCGCGGCGCGCTCGAGCGAGACTTGGCCCCCGGTTGCAAAGTTGACCGTGACCGAGGTGCTGTTGCTGATGACCCGCTCGGCACTCAGCGATCCGTTCGCGGATGCAACGATGTATTCGGCATCCGTCGGCGCGCCGCTGCCGCCCGTGTTCTGCGCCCAGCTGGGGTTCGCCGCGGCGCCGTTCGTCTGGAGGATGTAGCCGGCAGTTGCCGCAGGCAGACGAGCCCAGCTGGTGGCCGAGCGGTAAAGGATATCGCCTTGCGCCGCGCCGCTGATGTCCAGCTGGTCGAGAGTCGGCCGCGCGTGAACGTGATCGACGCGGGCCGCGGTAGTCGAGACGCCGGCAGTTGCGGAGACGCCGAGCGCCGCCGGAGCGGTCGAGTCGAAAAGCTGCCGATTGCGCCAGACGGTGGTCGAGGAATCGTAAGAGAGAAAGTCCCGGTTCGCGACCGTGGTCACGAGGACGTCGTGCAGTTCCTCGAGCTCGAAGCCGTTGAGGATGTCGACGTAGATGATGCCATCGGCAACGCCGGCCTTCTTGATAACGTAGCCGATCCGCACCGAGTGATTCGGCTGCGTCGGCCGCGTGTTGACGAGCCCGCCGGGAGTCGTGGCCGAAAGCCAGAGCGTGTCGCCCTCGTTGAAGGCGTTGGTGTCGATGCCACGCAGGAGGCCGTTCGTGATAATGAAGCCGGACGAGTTGTTCCCGATGGTCTGCGAGATGAGTCCGATCGTTGTCGCCGAATTAGCATCATCGGTGCCCAGCGCCAGCACCACCTTGAGCCGCGTGCCAGAGGAGCCATCCTGCCGCACGACCTGGCCCTTGGTGAACGGCGATCCGCTCTGGTTGTAGACTTGCACGTGCGCGTCGACGCCGAGCAGCGCATTGACGCTCGAGTTGAGCCCGACCTCGATCGCGCCCTCGGTCGCGTTCCAAACGGCCTTCGCCGTGGTCACGCTCGCGGTGCTCGAGGTGTTGAGCGCGAAGTAGTCGACCTGGGTGATCGTGTTCGTCGCGCCGAAGACCGAATCCACCGGGAAGTCGATTGGGTCGCTGCCGCCCGTCTGATGCGTCGAGGCGTGCGCGGTAGGCGTGCGCGAGTCGGAGAGCCGCGCGTCGTTCGCCTGCACGGCCTTCAGCGCTGCGCTTTCGCCCGAGGTCGCGAACGTGACGACGCCCGAGGCGCTCGTGGTCGCCGCTTGCTTGATGTTCGCAAATGCTGCCGTGATCGACGCGACGTCGGTCAAGTTATTCGCGCCGAGCATATCGCCGCCGCCTGGGATCGATTCCCAGCTGGGCGTCGCGCCGTCAGTCTTGAGGAACTTGCCCGCATTGCCCGTCTGCGAAGGAAGCGAGTCGCCGCCGCCTCCGCCGCCGCCGCCTGCACCACGCGCCGCGATCACGGCCCACTTCGCGCCAGCGGTGGCGACGTTCTTGCGCCCCGGCGTGTCGTTCGTGTCCTCAAGCGCGAGGTAGGTGCTGCCGTACCACGAGAAGAGATCGCCACGCTGCGCGACCATCCCCTCTTTCCATTGCCCGCGATACGAGTCGATCAGCGTCGGCGCAGCGGCCAGTTCCTGCTTCGGCAGCGCCGCGTTTACCGCGTGCTGAATCTCGATGACGAGACCGCGCTCGAGCTTTGTAATGCGCTCCTTCGCAGCCTCGGTCAGCGTGCCTAGGATGCGCGACTCGATCTGCTCCGCGGTCAGCCCGATTTGCTTCTCGGCCTCGGAGAACTGCGCTTGAGCAAGAGAGACGATCTCAGCGCGGACGGCTTCGAGCTTCGTCTGCGAGTCGGCGAGCGCGGCGCGGCAGCGGCCTTCGAGGTCTTCGTTGTATTTGGCATAGGCGTCCGAGACGAGCCCAGGAACAGCCTCCGTCAGCTTGGACTCCAGCTCCTTGCGGATCTCCGGCACCGTCTTGCCGATGCGCTCCAGCAGTTCGTCGAGCGTCTTGTCGTGCTCGACTAGCAGCTGCGCGAACTCCTCGGCCCGCTGGCCCAGCTGCTCGTTGCTCGTGATGATGGCGTCGAGAACGCTATGCATTGTCAATGGGTGCGGAGGCTTTTGATCTTGGCGCGGCGATCAGTCACGCTCGCGAAGAGCGCGGTCAGCTTGTCCTCGGCGTCGGCCTTCTCGGCGAGCATCTTGCGCGCGTCGGAGAGCGAGACGATCGGAGCGGGAGGAGGCGGCGCGACGACCGGCTTCGGCTGAAATCCGAACGGCTTTAGCGCCTGCTCGATCTGCGCCTCGCTTTTCGCGTTCTGGCCCAGCTTCTCGCGCACGGCAGCAAGCTTCGTCGCCTTGTCTGCCAGTCGCTCCAGCGGCCGCTTCGCGCGATTGCGCCCAGCCTCTAGCGCATCGGCGACGTTTGTCGGCCGATTCAGTTCCTCTCGCTTAAGCGCTTCGGATTTCGCACGCGCCCAGCTGGCGCCGGCGTCACCGCCCCAGAGAGCCCACGCGATTCGGCCGGCGGAAGGATAGCCGTCCTCGCCAGGCGAAAAGCCCGTGCCCTGCTTGTCCACCTCGTGCCGCGCGAAATACGAGACCATCCGGCGCACGGTGTCGGGAGAGAGGTTGGACTTGTTGGAGATGTCGCGCGCGCGAGCGACGCCAACTGCCGTGCCGCCGCGGTTGAACTTCTCGCGCCACTCGAGGCCGCGCTTGGCCTCGGCTGCCATTGCATCGGTCGGCGTGAGATCGACGCTGGCGAAGCGCGCAAGCTCGGCCGGCGTCGGAGGCTGGTCCGGCGTTTCGTCCTCGGGCGCGGCAGTCGATTCCGCCTGTGCCTCCGCGGCAGCGCTCGCCACGTTGTCGCCCGTTGCGGCAGCAGCGGCCGGCGTGCTCGGGAGAGAGTTGGTCACGAGGCGGATCGCCGTCTCGGGGATCTCGTAGCGCTCAGAGAGCTCCTTGACGTAGCTCGCTTCTGCCGCGATCTGCTCGAGCCGCGTGAAGGCATCGGTGCCCTGCTCGGCCGCGATCTCTTGAAGAGACTTCGCGCCTTGGCGGTTCTCATTCATATTCGCCGCGGACTCGCGACCGACGTCGATGGTCAGCTTGGGCGGGAAGCGCCACTCGCCGCGGGTCGCGCGCTTGAGCGCCTGCACCGGAGTCTCGCCGGCGCGAGCCGGAGGCGCCGGGATCTCGCCGCGAGCGATGGCGTCGAGGATGACCGCGTTCTTAATCGGGTCGAGCACCTTGTCGACGAGCACGCCTTGGTGCCGCGCGAACACGCGGTCGGCCGCGGCGAACTCCGCGCGGACGCTCGGGCCGGCGTAATCCTGCGTGCCGAAGAGGACGCCCTTCGGGATGCCGACCGCGATCGAGAGCTCGTGCATCAGATGCGCGATAAAGCCCGTGAACGCCGTGCTTGGCCGCGCCGGCATCGTCTCGACGCGATCAGCCTGGCCCAAGTACTTAATCATCCCCACCTCGGAGAGCTCGTTTTTCTGCTGCTGGCCGCTCGGAAGCGTCGCGCTCGGCGTCGGCGTGAAGAGGTTGCGCGCGTTGGCCGTGCCGCGGTCGGTGAAGACCAACGCAGCCTGCTGCGAAGCGAAGCGCACGCCGGCCTTCTCGGCTTGAAGGATCTCGTGCAGCATCCGCGCCGTCTGGATCGCCGCGTGAAAGTCGGTCACTCCGCGGTACTGATCGACGCGGAACGGGTCAAAGTAGTGGCAGAAGTTGCCTGCCGGCACGTCCTCGGCGCCGAAGTAGACGCCCTCGCGCGTCACGCGATAGATGCGATACGCGACCGGAACGCCAAACTCGTTCGTGATGACGCCCTCGAAGTAGTTCTCGGAGTCGAGCCCCATCTCGTTTGGATTGCCGATGCGGGTCGCCGGCACGAGCTGCAACTTCAGCACATCGCCCACGCGGCGGATGACGAAGCCGCAGTCGCCGTCGACCGGCCGGTTTTCCGCGGCAAGCTGGATTAGCTTCCGGAACGAATTGCGGCCCGTGGCGTCGGCCTGCTTGCACCACGTATGGAACCAGTCGTTGACGATGGCGTTGTAGTCGCGGTCGCCGGTCGCCGGAGAGTATTCTGTCGGGGTCAGGTAATTGCCGAACTTGCGGCTCACCTCCTTCACCTCGGGGCAGTTCTCAACCAGATTGCGCGCTTCCCACATCATCACCACCCGCTCGCGCACGGTCTGCGAGGACTCGCTCGGCTGGCCGTACTGCATCGGCGCGTACAGCCGGTTCGTCTGCGCGGCGTTGTAAGAGAACAGCGCGGTCTCGACGCGAGCCTGGAGCCGGCGCAGCGCGGCCTGCGGCGCGATGGTCTCGAGCGCCCGCTCGAACCACGGCCGGTTGCGGATGACTGCGGTCGCGTCGAAGGTCTGCATAATCAATTGCCCGTGAAGCTCACAAACGTCGTGTCGGTCGTGTTGCCGTTCTGGTATTCAATCGCCGCGGTGATGTCGCCCAGCATCTTGTTGAGCGTGTTCAAATCGGCGCGCGTGACGCTCTTGCCGTTGAGCGAGTAGCTCGTGTTGAGCAGGCAAGCCTGGATTGCGTCCAAGACCTTGGACTTGAGCGTTGTCAGCGTCGCAACGTCAATGTCGAGGAAGGGATTGTCGGCCGCCATAAAAGAGCGGCAGCCGTCAAAAGGTTTTTTGACGCCCCGTAATGCTACGACTTTGACGGCACGAAGCGGATGATGCCCGCGATGGTCGCCATACAAAGCAGCATCGCCGAGGTATCGAGCCCGTGGTTGGGCGCGTTGCTTCGTACTTCGACCCATTGCCAGACGCCCGTCCGAACCTCGACCTTCGCCTCGCCCTTGAGATGCTCGAGGTAAAGCGGATTAACGTCAGACGGCAGTTCCCAGCGCAGGTCGCCCTTGCCCTCAAGCGCGGTCGCGAGCGTGTCCTTGAAGTAGTCGCCCGACCAATTGTAAAAGTAGACGTCGCCGCCGCGGTAGTCGCTGACTTGCGGATCGCTGAACGGGAAGTTGACCATCGTTCCAGTCGCCTCGTCGCGCATCGTCCACGTCCGCCGGCCGTACCCGCGCATCGAGCGCCAGCCGAACTCGGCGCAATCCCGGTCCACGTCCGCCGGCCGGTAGCCGCGGTCCTGCGCGACGCACGCGCTTGATACCTTAAAGCGCTCCTGGAGTGCCCGCAGCTGGTCCCGCGTGTCGATGCGCCCGAACCAAAGCTGGCGGTAGCGCGGCCCTTGCGCGGTGCTGAAAGCGCCGACCTCGCACCAGAAATGGTCCTGCTGCCGGTCGATCGCCATAAAGCGGATCGCCTCGTCGGGGATCGACTCGCCCTGCGCGTAGTCGGCCAGCTTGTAGCCGCTGTCCTTGAGCAGCACGTTCACGGCTTTCTTCTCTACGATCCACGGCAGCGCTTGCCGCTTCGTCCAAAACTCAATCTTCGCCTGCTCGTCGCCCGTGCGGACTAGCTGGTTTTCGGCTTGCAGGAACTCTTCGACGAGGAGCCGCATCGGCCGCGTCACGATTGCCTCGAGCCGGAAGGACCGCACCTCGCGCGGCGCCGCAGGATTCATCGGCACGAAGCGCCCAGTCTTCGCCCAGCCGGCGCGGGTCGCGTCGTTGTCCGCGGACTCGTGGCCGCAGGCGATGCAGCGGAAACGGCACGTCTCGACCGCGCGGCCGACGTCCCACGTCTCGTCATCGCGCCGCGCCGCTCGATCCCAGATCACGCCGCCACGCTGTTCCTTGTGCAGCACCTCGAACGCGACCGGCAGAATCTTGCGGCAGCCTGGGCACTCGGCGTGCCACTCGCCCTGATCGCCCGAACGAAAGCTCGTGTCCTCCACGTTGCCCGTTTCCGCGTCCATCACCGGCGCTTGGCTCGCGTTGTAGATCTTCGAGCGCCCGACCTCCTCGAACTTGGAGACGCGCGCCACGGCGTGGCCGTAGATCTCCTGCCAGCGCGGAAGCCAGAGCTCGTCGTTAATCTTGTACCGGATCGACTGGCTCTGCTGGGTCGAGAGGTTGGCCGCATTAAGGCTGACGAAGAAGCCGCCGAAGAAGATCTCGGTTGTCGTGCGGTGCGGCCCCGGCTTCGGCAGCAGCGCGGCCACCGGCCGGCATCGCTCAAGAAGCGGCCAGAGGCGCGTCTTCGCGTGCTTCTCCACCATCTCGTCCGTCTGCATCGTCCAGCTAATCGGGCCGGGATCGTTCGCGATGATCCACGGCAGCCAGACGTCGGCCACCAGCGTGCCGCCGATCTGGACCGCCTTTCGGAAGTGAACGCGGCGGACGAGCGGGTTTTGAAGCGCGTCGAAGATCGGCACCAGCCACGGGGAAAGCCTCACGTTGAACGGCCCCGGCGTCGCGTAGGATTCCGGAAGCTGAACGTGCCGCCGCGCCCAGTCATAAATCGGTGAACGATCCGGCCGCGGTAGGCGGAAGCCGGCGAGGAGTTGCTCGGCGCTCATTGCTTCTTGCGCGGCCTCCCGCCCTTCTTGCCGTTAAGCTTCGCGGCTTGCGCTTTCGCAGCCGAGCGCGCGAGTCCGCCGCGGCGCCCTAGCGCAGCCATCACGTCTCGCACCATCTCAGGCGTCGGCAAGCAGTTCATCGAGTAGGGTCACGAAGGCTCGCTCGGCGACTGCGGGGACGACGCCGTTTCCGAGGAGGCGCAATCGGTCCACCCGATTGGCAGACCCATCATCACCTCCACGAACGCAGGATTCAATGGGCCAGCTTGTGTGATCTGACCAGCTGGGGAAAGACTGTCCGCATTGAGAGCATCCGTCCGCTGGCTCGTAAACGAATGGATATGTCCACTCGGCGCAGGAAGAACATTGAGATTCTCGATGGTCGCATTCGCAGCCGTCAAAGATATCCTGTCCACATCGATCGCATATCCAGCCGTCTTCAGTTCGCCTCGCCGTGCTCTTGCCTCTAAAGTCTTCGACTGCTGCGAGGAGCCCTTTAGGCGAAAGGAATCCTCGTTCGCGCACGGAGTAGGCAAGGATGAATACGCGCTTGCGCTCGTGGCACGCGCCAAGTTCCGCCGCGCTAAATATTCCGAACGTCGCCGCGTAACCCAGGCCGTCCAAGCCGTCGATGACTTCTCGCAGCCCCAGGCTGATGTGCCCTTCGACGTTCTCGAAGAAGCACAATCGCGGTCGGAGAATTGAAATTCCTCTTGCGATGCTGGGCCAGAGGTGACGCGGGTCTTCTTCTCCGAGCCGCTTGCCGGCTGCGGAGAACGGCTGGCACGGATAGCCTCCAGAGAGGATATCCACGCGCTCGCGAAATTGTTCCCACGGGAAAGACCGGACATCAGGCCAGATCGGAGCCGCATCAATCTGCCCGCCTTCCATTCGCGCAAGTAGGACTTCGCAGGCGAAGGCTTCGATCTCCGAGTAAGCAATCGTTCGGAGGCTAGGGATGCAGCGGCGCAGTCCGAGGTCGATGCCGCCGTAGCCGGCGCACAGACTGAGGTGAGTGATTCCGGTATGATCCATACCATATCAGACGAGCTCAATCATTTCGACGCGGATGACTTCGACCGGCGTGATGCGGCCGTGATTCCATTCGACCGGCGAGATGTCGACCCGCCCCTTGCCCTCGTCTTCGCCGACGATGACGTAGTGGCTCTCGATGGGAACGTCGCGGAACTGCGGCAGGATGCGGACAATCTGGCCCTTGAGGTACTGGCTGGTTTTGCTGGTCATCGTGCGACCAAGAGAACCCAACCGGCTTAGGATGTAAAGCTTAATCTTCCGTCGCGCTCTTCCGAATCGCCTCCGTCTCAAAGCGCGCAAGGTTGCCCGCGATCACCTCGCGAATCTCGTCCAGGATCAGCCCGCCTTCGACGTTCGCCTCCGCGGCCGACTTGCCGGCGACGCGCGGGCCGAGCTCGACCTCGAGCTTGAGCCGGAGGAGGAGGTCGAGCTTCTGGCTGAGGAGCTGAAGCATATCTTGCACGACCTCGCGCTCGACCACGTTGCCGCGTTCGCGCCCCAGCTTGAGATCGCGAAGCTCGATGTCGCGCCGCATCAACTCGGCCTTCAACGCGCCCAGGCTTCCGTCCTTGATCCGCCCCAGCCCGCGCTCGTCGCGCCACGCGATCAGCTGCTCGACGGTCGCCCCGGTCGGCCAGTCGTCGCGCTTCTGCCATTCGCGCAGCGTCGGCCGCGTGATTTTGAGCGCCCGAGCGAGTGCGTCCTGTGTCATCGTGTCGCGTTCCGGCAAGATTGCCTCAAGGCCCAGCCCCGTTTTTTTGCGCTAGGTCTTGCAACC